GCAAAGAACACAAATGTAGCCTTACCCTCTGGCTTACACCTTAGGTCAGACTCGAAACGAGTTGATACTTCTACAGTCACTGTATCGTGTGCTAATACTTGCCCACTGTCTAACACGAATTGTGTGGTGTCTGAGAACAACATCAAGGCGGTATTAAATGGGACTGCATACTTCAACTCGTTTACCCGTGACGTAGATACAGCAATATCAATAGGTGAAGAATCTAAGAGTATTAGGGTTGTTGTGTGAAAGAAATTCCAGAAGCTCCCAACCTCTGAGAGTATTACATTTTCACCAGATAAGAACCCCATTCTGTTTCTGTAAAAGAACAGGTCGTTGATACCTTGGCCTATGAATGAAGGGAATGGGTTGGTTGCATCTGCCCCTACTAGTCTGTCGTCCCATTCGCGCATCTTGAAATGGAAAGTGCCATCCGGTTCTTTTATTAAAACATGCGGCATCGTGGATGCTTTTATCTTAAAAGATATAGCATCTTCCGTTGTCTCTTTCCACACACCCTTACCAAGTCCTTCTGGGTCTTCGTAATGTACAAAGTAATCATCTTGTTGTTTATCGTTATTACCTGCGACCCTTATTTTAAACCCTAAAGTCGCTTGTGGGGGTAACTTCTTGAAGTCATCCACTTGTCCCTTATAGGCGAACATATGTGTCCCGCCTCTATCGTCCGTGGCTTTAAGCGTGAAGTTATTTGTTGTTGACCATACTCTGATGAGGTTCCCGTCCACCGAGACACTAAGTCCCTCAGGTAAATCTCTAGCTGAACCATCCAAAGTTGTGGCTGTTTGTGTCCACATACTTCCTGCGACACCGGGTGTTGTTGTGTAGCGTCTGCTGCTGTTTCTTAAGGCTCCACTGGGATACCTTAATGTGCTTATGTACTCGTTAGCATACGCTGTTGGGAAATCTGCGGAGTACCAAGAACCTTCATACTTGACTATGTCCCCGGCTTCATAACTTGTACTAGAGGAGAAATCGGGTGTATTATCGTCTACTGTACCTAGCACCATATTACTATATAGCGCATTGGCAAGCCATGTTGTAGCTATTTCCTCTTCGTGGTCTATATGGCTGGAATCATTTGTCGTTATGGTGTACGTTGCTTCAGTGGTGCCTGACGCAATGATAACTTCGTACTTTGTTGAGTAATCCCCATTCTTAATGTATATCAAGCCCTCGTAAGGTCGTGAAGGTGTTACTGCATCATCTGTTTCAACCTCTACGGTCTTGTTGATAAGGTATGTCTGGTCTGCGATTGTTGTGGCAACCAGTTGGCTCTTAGGGTCAGTGAGTCCTGTGAGGTAGTCTATGGGAGAGGTGTCGCCACTCTCTAAGGGAGTGTTGTCGGGGTTTAAATAAGCGACTTCTCTGGTTTTACCATCCTTATCATAGACGCGTAAGTCCCCGTCCTTGACAACCACAGTGTAGAACTCCCCAAGCCCGTAATCTAATGTGTGTATGAAGCTGGTGGCTTCGATGCCCGAGACTATGGTAGATTGGTGTAGCGTAGGCGGTCTTTTCTTTAACCCAGTAATAACAGAAGAAACTGCGTTTAGTTGGAACTCAGCCTGTGTTGCTAGTTTAAAAGCTGATGGCTGCTGGGAGATTCCATTAATTAAATTAGGGACTGTAGAGGAGATATATGTCATCGTACATTTCCTCCTGTTCTGTTGATTATCTGATAGGTATCAAACGAATCGAATATCGAATAATCATTGACATCCGAATCCATATCTCTGAGTTCTATAAGTGCCCTATTTTCATCGTCTGCATTAAATGCATGTAGGTTGCTCAACCCCATTGTTCTATCTTGGAGTACTCTGGATGCTCTGAGAGTTATATATCGCCTTGCGGCCTCAGGGAGTAATTCAAACTCCAAAAGGACTGTCATAGTTACTCGGACAGGTGCCTCAGCCTTGTATGATTTGGTTATTCTGTTGTAGAGTCTGCTGCCTCGCATCACCCAATTTTGGGTACTGTCCTGTTTGACAGCATCTACTTTCAATGTGTTTATGGGGAGGACTAATTCCTTAGCTATATTTAAGGCAATTTCCCAGTTTTCTTCGGTGTTGAAGTTCCACCCAACGCATTGTACTTCTCTTGCTGTTGAGTCTAATATATTCTCGGCAATGTCTGCTTCGATATAGCCTGACTTCAGTTTATTGACAGGCGCTTCCCCAACACATGACAGCATTTCGTTCACTGCCTCTAGTCTGCTAGTTGGTAGCATGTGTGGTTTCCTTATGGTCTAAAAAAAAGCCCCTGAGTAATCCCAAGGGCTTTCTTATGTATCTTAACTTACTAGGAGACTAACCCCAGTGGCTGCTGTTATGCAGCGTTTAACGCAATAGCACAAGCTGGCTTGAGGATGTTATGACCACAAGCGTACTTAGCTACCATTAGTGTACCTTGACGTTCAATCTGGTACTCAGACTCAACACCCAAATCTAACAACTTCACTGTTGCTGCTGCATCAGATGAGAAGATTAGACCTTTCAACTTAGAGTAGTCAGAGCGGTATGCCCCGGCTCTAGTTGAAGTGATTGGCTCAATACCAGAAGAGGTAGTCTCATTAGTTTGTGGCATGTGATTCGACATTAGAATCTTCACACCACCAATTACTGGAACAGTACCTGAAGAGAATGAACCTGAGCCACCTACATCTTTGTTCATGTATGCCAAGTTGTTGACAGACTGAGTGACGTTGAATAGCGCGTAATACTGCTCTGGAGGTAATACACAGACTTTATCGCCTGTTACATCTTTCTTATCGAACTCTGCAAGAGCATCGTAGATAGACTGAGCGATTTTAGAACCGTCTAATACGTCTGCTGTTGTACCAGCGCCAATGCGCACGTTGTTTGTATAAGTCTCATCATCAATTACACCCGTTAAGCCTGCTGCTGTAGCTTTAGCTTTAGTTGTAATACTTGCTGATTTAGCGATGATGCGACCAATGTTCTTATCCTTTTGATTCGCTTAGGCATTACCTGCCTCTTTAGAATAAATTGAACGAACATCATAGTGGTTCATTGCTTCGTCAATGTTAGAGATGAACTGTGTAGAGATTAACAAATCATCTACTGTTACAATTCGCTCACCGTGTTTAACTGCATCCGCTACAATCATCTCACCCGGTTTGTGGTATTTAGCTGTTGCTGTGCCAACCATCGGAAATGATGCTGATTTACCGCTACTAATTGAGCGTGTGCGGTGCAGTGGCATGAAGATATTTCTTTCTTCAAATGCCGTTAAGATTTCGCCTGCGTAAAGTTTAAGGAATAATTCTCTGTCGCCGCCTGCTGCGTTTAATTGCCCTAATCTGCTAGGGTCTTGATGTGGTAATGCCATGTTTCTTTTCTACCTGTATTTAAGTATTGTTTAAGTGTATGTGTTGCACTTGTGGTCATCTTTCCCTAAGATTGTCCAATCGTAACTGGGTCGGTAGATACTTGTTGAGTGTGTGCAGGGTGGTGCTTTTTAGAATACGTCAGATTTTGCTAGTTTACGTGCAACCTTCTCTCGGAAAGCTGGGTCTGTTGAGTAACGGTTATCTGCCATATCTCGTTTTACTTCTGCTGCTGATTGGTAAGCTCCTGAACCTGTACTAGGAGCTGTTCCTTGTACTAGGGTAGGCTCATTACCTACTTCGGCAACGTAACGTGCATGTAAACCTTTTACGGCATACATGGCACTATCCAAGTTTGTTGTATTTATACTGTTGTTGTAAATACCTTGGTCTGCTTCTGTTAAGTTTTCTGCGGCCCATTCCATCATGCTGGTATACGAGTCTTTACCTCCAACTTGGGAGAAGACTGTATTCTCGATTGATGCTGCCACCGCATTCTGCCCTTCAATGTGTGCGTCCACTATGTGTTTAGGGATGCCCATATTTTCTAGGTCTGTGTAACTTTTTTCTGATAACGCTCCCGTCTCCCTGAACTCGTCTTGTAGCTGGATGTAGTCCATCGGAGTGTCGGGGGTATCGGAGGTATCCGTGTCTCCACTACCTAATTTCTTTTCTAATGCAGTGTATGCTTTAGCTAACTCTTCTGGTGTCTTGAACTTCTCAGGTAACCAATCTGGGGTTTCTTCCTCCCCCTCTTCCGTTTCAGGTTCTTCGAGTAGTTCTTCGTCCTCAATTTCAGGGACTTGCTCTGGTTCCACCCCCTCTGATTTAGCAACCATTTCATCTATGTATTCTTGGTCTTCTGCGGGGGTTTCTGTATGGGTGTTGAGTTCGTTTAAGTCTGCCATTTATCGTCCTTGGTTCATTCTCGCTCTTACTTCGCCTGCCGCTTCCTTCGCGACATGTGGTGTAGCAGAGAGTTCTCGTTGTTGCTCATGCTGAGCCTGTTGAGCTTGTTGAGCTTGTTGCGTAATTGCTTGTTTCTCCTCATCTGATTTGATGAGTCCTTTGGTATCTAATCCTAACGAAGCTCCTAATCTATCTATGTAATCAGATACATTAAGTTCCTGTTGTAATACCTCAGGGCCTAAGGGTTGTAGCCCTTGTAAGAATTGCGATAGTTTGTTTAAGTCATGCCCTCTTCCTAAAGCCTCCATCCCTGTAGTAATTTGGGGTTTAAGAGTATCTTTCGGTAGCTTAGGCAGTTTCTTGTTACGTTCTAAGCGTTGTAAAAGTAGGTGTATGAGTGGTAATTGGAACTCCTGACTCAGAATAGAATACAGACCGCCTAGGCCACCCTCTAATTCTTGTGCCATGTACCTTATCTCTTCGGCTGTAACACGCTCGCCATTTCTCTGGATTGCTGTGTTAAGCATGAAGGCATAGGCCAACCGTTCTTCAATACCTTTGGCTGTATCGAGGGCAACACGAAAGTCGTTGTGCTTCTCAACCCGTAACGTAGATACGTCCTGCGCAGAACCTTGTACGATTGCTCCGTTAGGTGCTTGTGCAAGGGTCCTAGCTTTGGTTGTACCATTAGGAGCTACCATGAACAGAACTTTAGCTGCTGCTGCACTACCTTCAACGATGGCTTTTGTTAAGGATTCTAGGGACTCAAGGTCACCGATATATTCCTCAACAAACCCTCGCCCATAATCTTCGCCATCAATTCTATTGAATCTTAACGGGATGAATGGGTTCTTATCTATAGGGTAGGTACCTTCACTACCGGGTATTACTTGTCCTTTA